ACCGCTTATAACTTAGGCTACAATGTTGTGCAAATTTTCTTTGAGGATAATCCAGGTAATATTAAAAGAAAACACTATACGATTTGGACAGAAATTGCTCCAGATTCACAACCTGATTTTAAAGATGAAGTTAAGATGAAAGTAGAAGAGGCACAGGCTAAATCTAAGGGTAGTTTAAAGTTATTAAAATTAGCTAGTGATAATGTTACTGTTTCTGAAATTAAAAATAAAATCAGAAAGATGAACTCAGAGGGCGGTAAAAAAGTTGACTTATTAGTATTGGATTATGTTGATTGCGTATCAACTGATAAATCAGCTAATGGAGAAGAATGGAAAGGTGAAGGATCTGTTATGAGAAGTTTAGAGTCAATGACATCTGAATTTGAAATGGCAATATGGACCGCAACACAAGGCAACCGTGAATCAATTTCGTCTGAAGTTGTGACAGGTGACCAAATGGGTGGTTCAATTAAGAAAGCACAAATTGCTCACGTTATATTATCTATCGGTAAAACGTTAGAACAAAAAGAACACAATTTGGCAACACTTACGTTATTAAAATCACGTATTGGTAGAGATGGTGTTGTTTTCCAAAACTGTAAATTCAATAACGAGTTCCTTCTTATTGATACGGAGTCTCAAAATACATTGTTGGGACACGAAGAGCAAAAAGTCCAAATAAATGCTAACAGAGCGGCAGAAGCATTTAAGAGGCGACAACAGGTAGCAACTAAACAATAAACACAAAATAAAGAAAAAAGAACAAATGCAGAAAGGTAAAAAATTTCTGAGTGACTTGAAGTTACACTCAGATTATTTCAAATGGTTAGAGGATAAAGGTCGTTATGAAACGTGGGAAGATGCTTGTGAAAACATCATCGATGGACACAGAAAAAAATATGTAAAATATGCTGACGCTATTGAACCGTATTTACAAAGTGCTGTTGAAAGTATGAAAGACCAAGCGGTGTTAGCATCGCAAAGAAATTTGCAATATCGACATGAACAAATTATGAAACATAATACGAGAATGTTTAACTGTACATCAGGACACATTGCACGTAATAGAGTGTTCCAAGAGATTTTCTATCTTGCATTATCAGGTTGTGGATTTGGTGGAGGTTTATTAATTCCTTTTGTAAACAATTTAAGTAGAATACAAAAAAGAACTTTAGGTACAAAGACTTTTTATATTGAAGATTCAATCGAAGGTTGGGCAAATGCATTAGGTGTATTATTATCATCTTATTTCGTTGACGACCAACCGTTCCCAGAATATGCTGGTTACGAAGTTAAATTAGATTATTCTTTAATTCGCGAGAAAGGTGCGTTCATTAGCGGAGGCTTTAAAGCACCTGGCCCTGATGGTTTAAAACAATCATTAGAAAAGATCGAACAATTAATTGAAAAATGGATTGCAACAGAAGGAGAAAAAATCCGTCCTATTTTAGCGTTTGACATTATTTGTCATTCTGCCGATGCGGTATTATCTGGCGGTGTTAGACGTTCAGCGTTAAATATGATTGTTGATCCTAATGATGACGAGATGATTCATGCTAAGACCGGAAACTGGAGAATGGAGAATCCACAAAGAGGTAGAAGTAATAACTCGGTTTTATTATTAAGAAGTGAAGTTAAAAAAGATCAATTCAATTATCTAGTACAATTAAACGACGGAGCAAATGATATTGGTTTCGTGTTTGCTAATAGTTGGTTTGACATGTTCAATCCATGTTTTGAGATTTTAAAAATACCTGTATTAGACACAATTGATTTTGGTAAAATCAAATATGATGAAGTTGAGCAATATGTAAAAGACAACAAATCTAAATTTGGTATTCAAGGTTGTAACTTAACAGAAATAAATGCTGAAAAGGCAACAACAAAAGAAAAGTTTTTAAAGGCTTGTAGAGACGCATCTTTCTTAGGTACATTACAAGCGGGTTATACTGACTTCCCTTATTTAGGTGAAACAAGTAAGGCAATTTTCGAAAGAGAAGCTTTATTAGGCGTTAGTATTACAGGCTGGATGAATAACCCTAAATTGTTTAATGCTGAATTATTAGAAGAAGGTGCACAAGCAGTAAAAGATGCTAATAAAGAATTAGCGGCAGTTATAGGCATTAACCAAGCTGCGAGAACTACATGTGTAAAACCATCAGGTAACGCATCAGTTGTATTGGGAACTGCGTCAGGTATTCACCCTGAACATTCTGAAAAGTATTTCCGTATTATGCAATTGAACAAAGAAAGTAATACCGCAAAATGGTTAGAAGATAATATGTCATTCTTATTAGAGGAGAGTGTATGGTCATCAACTAAATCAGATTATGTTGTATTTGTTCCAGTAGAAAATCCAAAAGTTGGTCTATTCAAAAAAGACATGAAAGGAATTAAACACCTTGAATTGATTAAGTTAGTTCAACAACATTGGGTAAATGCCGGTACAAATCCTGAATTGTGTGCTTACATGCCAGTAAATCACAATACATCTTGTACGGTTATCATTGATGACAAAGATGCGATTGTTGAATACATTTGGGAACAAAGAGATTTCTTTACTGCGGTTAGCTTCATGTCAGATTACGGAGATAAAGATTTCAACCAAGCACCATTTACATCGGTTTTAAATCTTGATGAAATTGTGGAAACATATGGTAAAGGTTCAATACTAGCTTCAGGTTTAATCATTGACGGCTTACATTATTTCCAAAATAACCTATGGTTGGCTACAGATACTTTATTAGACGATTCAATTCCGGTAACAGGAACAAGAGAACAAGTATTATTAAAGAAATATTGGATCTCAAGAGCAAAGAAATTTGCAAAGAATTACTTCAAAGGTGATTTAAAGAAAATGGTTTATTGTTTGAAAGACGTACACTTATTCTATAAGTGGGAAACCATTACTCGCCAATTTAAAGAAGTTGATTTTGGCACCATTTTGGATAAACCACAATACAAGAATATTTCTGATTATGCGGCACAAGCTTGTAGTGGAGCACAATGTGATGTAACAAGTATCTAATGAAATTAGAGGAAGGAGTAGATTACTACATAGATGAGAAGTCGGGGCTTATGGTCCTGACTTCTTTCTTTTTACAGAAGAGAGGGTACTGTTGTTCCAACGGATGTTCAAATTGTCCATATGACCCACCTCGTACAATCAAAGGAAATACAAAATTGAAAGAGGATACATAACCATTTTGTGTTTGTTTATATTTATTGAATATGGCGACAACATACGGTATTGATTATCCATTTAAAGACAGTCCTAAGGGAGATTATCTGAACATGACAGAAATCCCCGAGAAGGAGGTTAGAGCTAACTTAATACATCTTATATTAACAAGGAGAGGTAGTAGGTATTATTTACCAGATTTCGGTACAAGAATATACGAATTTATCTTTGATCAAAATGATTTTATTACCCACAATTTAATAGAAGAGGAAATAAGGGAAGGAGTTAAGAAGTTCATTCCAAATTTGGATATTAATACCATTTCAATAATGTCAGCTGAAGATGACCCAAATCAAGGTAGAAGCTTCTCACAAGAAGAAGATGAAAGATTATTTAGGGTTTCAGACGAATCGACTAAACCATATACTGCGGTAGTGAAAATAGACTATACCGTTAATAACGGATCATTTTCAACATCCGACTTTATAATTTTAAACATATAAGATGAGCAAACAAATATCATACGCAACCAGAGATTTCCAAGGATTAAGAAATGAATTGGTAACATTAACCAAAGATTACTATCCAGATTTAGTTAAGAACTTTAACGATGCGTCGATTTATTCTGTGTTATTAGATATTAATGCTGCGGTTGCGGATAATCTACATTTTCATATTGATAGAGTTTGGCAAGAAACTATGTTGGATTTTGCGCAACAAAGACAATCACTGTTTCATATTGCCAAAACTTATGGTTTAAGACTACCTGGTGTGAGACCCTCAGTTGCATTATGTGATTTTTCAATTACAGTACCGGTTAGAGGAGATAAGGAAGATACTAGATATTTGGGTTTATTAAAAAGCGGAGCCCAAGTTTCAGGAGCCGGTCAAATATTTGAAACGGTAGATGATATTGATTTTTCAATACCGTTCAATAAAAGAGGAGAGCCTAATAGATTAAAAATTCCTAATTTTGACTCAAATAATAGATTAGTATCATATACAATCACAAAAAGAGAGGCGGTTGTTAACGGAATCACAAAAATATATAGAAGAGTTATTAATCAAATAGATCAAAAACCATTCTTAAAATTATATCTACCAGAACAAAATGTCTTAGGTGTTACATCGGTTATACATAAAGATGGTACAAACTTTGCGAGTAATCCAACCACAAGCGAGTTTAACAGCACCACCAATAAGTGGTATGAAGTAAAATCATTAATCGAAAATAAAGTTTTTGTTCCCAACCCAACTGCGGTTTCGGATACCAATAATTTTACTGCAGGTACATTTATTGATGTTAATAATAAATTTGTTACAGAATATACACCTGAAAATTATTTTTCATTAACATTTGGATCAGGTACGGTCAATCCATTGGACAATTTGGACAACTATATGACCGGAGATTTGAAGGTGAACTTGGCGAGCTATTTGAATAACTTATCTTTAGGTCAAACACCAAAACTTAACACAACATTATTTGTTAGGTATAGAGTTGGTGGTGGTAAGGATAGTAACTTGGGTGTTAATGTAATTACGAATGTGGATGATGTTGAGTTTAATGTTTCTGGACCTGTGGCGTCAGTCAATTCACAAGTTGTAGGATCACTTAGAGTTGTGAATATAACCCCAGCAGTTGGTGGTGCAGATGCTCCAACAATAGAAGAAATACGTAATATGGTGTCATATAACTTTGCAGCACAAAATAGAGCTGTAACTTTAAATGATTATAAGTCGTTAATCGAAACAATGCCATCAACATATGGTGCGCCAGCTAAAGTAAATGTAATGGAGGAAGATAATAAAGTTAGAATTAAATTATTATCATATGATGAAAAGGGCAATTTAACGGATACCGTTTCTACTACATTAAAAAGTAATATTTTATCATATCTTTCAGAATATAAAATGATTAATGACTTTATTGACATCGTAAGTGGTGAAGTTATTGATTTAGGTTTGGAAGTTGACTTAAACATAGATAAAAACGCAAACCAAACGGATGTTGTACAAACAGTGATCGATAATGTAGTTTCTTATTTTGATATCAGTAAACGCAAAATGGGTGACCCGTTATTTATTGGTGACCTAAACAAAATTATGGGTAATGTATCTGGAGTTGTAAATGTTATTGAGACAAGAGTCTTTAACAAAATCGGTGGTGAATATTCATCGGCACAAGTTTCTCAAACGTATAAAGACGCAAATACAAAAGAAATTGCTCAATCCGACAGTATTATATTTATGAAATCTAATCAGATATTTCAAATTAGATTCCCAAATGTAGATATTAGAGTGAGAACTAAAACTTTAGGAACGGCTACATACTAAAATGTTTTTTCGTTATAATAATAGAAAATCGTATGCTTTCTATTTATTATAAGAATTATGCAAAAACATAGAATTTCAACCAATTTAGGGATCGATCAAAAGATCACAGTGGAGTTAAAACAAGATTTTGATGTGTTGGAGATTTTATCTTTAAAATTCTCTCAACAAGAAATATATACCTCAATATGTTCTGACTATGGGGTGGTTTGTGGTAGAGTTACCGCAAACAATGGTTTTGGCCTTGGAAATGCTAGAGTTTCAATTTTTATACCCCTTTCCACAGAAGATGAGAATGACCCCGTAATCTCGTCCTTATACCCGTACAAAGAGGTAACCGATAAGGATGATAACAATTACAGATATAACTTATTACCATCAAGACAACAACATGGTGGACATGCTCCAACGGGTACATTCCCAGATCAAAGTGATATTTTAAGTAGAGAAGAAGTTTTAGAGGTATATGAAAAATATTACAAGTTTACTGTAAAAACGAACCCCGCAGGTGACTTCATGATATGGGGGGTACCGGTAGGTAATCAAACAATACATGTTGATGTCGATTTATCTGATATCGGTTGTTTCTCATTAAGACCATATGATCTACAAAGATTAGGTATTGGTGTTGATGGATTTAAAAACAAATATACGT